GGCTACTCCGTTAACGGCTTTGATGAAGTTCTGTATATTCGCCTCGGTGGTCATGGGATTAGCTTGGACGTATAACCCAACCCGCTCCTGAAACTCCGCAAGATTTTTACTCCGTTCCGCGAAGCCCTCCACATCACTTTTAATCCGTCCCATCACCTTATTGAAGAGCTTTATATTGCTGGTGATGATCTTGTCATCACCCTTACTGGCCACAGGATAAGGAGTGTGTTGGTAAAAACTTTTCTTAGCTGTTGGTGATCCTTTTAGTGATTCGATTGTAAAGTCCACGGCTTGGATCATTTCTTGTATCATCTGCATACTTACTGGCCACCTCCAAGAGTCGCTCCTTCAAACCCTCCAACTGTCCCACTACCTCATCCACTGGGGCTTCGGGGGTGTAATCCAATGGCACTCCATTCAGGTAATGAGCATCCAACGCCGGATGATTCGCTTCTTCAAGACCCCACCGGTCACCAAATATACCGATGAGTTGGGCTGGTGTGACCGCAGCCATCTGGAATAGTTCCTTTAATAAGGATAGGTCATCGGTTTCATCATCCAAGTCAATCGGATTAAACTTAAACACGTAATCAGTGATACCAAAACCATCCCGGACAATCACCTGGTTAATCTTATCCTCCCACAGTTGTTGCCGGGGCTGGACGGTTCCATTATTATAATTCTTCCTTGATTGGATGGCTGTATTCCCACCCAGTGATCCTTCGACCATGACTCCAATGCGGTAAGGATCCATCCCATGAGCAGTGATGACTTCATCCCGGTTATCCATCCGGTACATCCTGAAACTGGCTTCCTTGGTCTCCACGCTTAATTGTTTGAACTCTACATTAACCTTGGACTCCGTGGATAAACCATCCCGACTCGGTATACTAATAACCATAGTACTATGTGGATTAGATTGGATAGTTTGAAGCTGCTCTTGCAAGGCTTCCTCTAATGCTGTAAGGCCGGTGGTTTCATCCCGATCCCCTTCCTCAAAATCACCAGTTATAGTGATGGCATAGGTTGGGATCCCATAGTTCTGGAAGAAACTGACATTATACTCAGCGGATGCTTGATCCCCATACATCGCAGGGATAGCGGGGATGTAATCAGGGAAACCATAATAATCGCTCCGGGCTGTGGGGTTGGTTAGGTAGATGACCTCGTTGGCCCGTTCTCCCAGACTCTCCGGAGATAAAGCTTCACCAGTTTCCCGGTTAATCTCACCCTCAGTTCCGGCGAGTTTAAACCAATTCTTCAAACCTCCCCTTTGTTGGAGGAACTTAGTCCGGCTTTTATGGACCCGCATCGTATGGGCCGGGAGGTGAATGGCTTCTTTATACTCCGCATCGGGGTTATCATTATAACGGACTAATTCGACAAAGGCATATCCTAATTCCTTAAAGTCCTGGTGACACCGCTTCCATAAATCAATCGGTAGACTGTCGAAGAATGTCTTCAGTCGCTGACGGTTAACCTTGGATCCTTTCCCTTCCTCTGTGGCTTGGATACTATACCCGCCACCACCTACGTCTAGGGCTTCTTGTTTACAGCACCGGGCATGGTAAGTGTTGACTTCGGTTAGGGTGATTAGTGCATTAGGATTATATGGGGGTGGTACCAGTCCATATTCTCCGTAGGTTCCGGTGAATGTGTCTTCCGGTACTTGTTGCGATCCACCCTGGGGGGTGTTCTTTATTGCGTATCGTTCTAGGAGGCCGGGCTTCACTATCATCCCCTTGTTGGTGAGTAGGCGGCTCCGTGCCCTTTTATTCCTGTTTGTCATATTCGTTTTTTCCTCCGGCCTGTGCCTAGTAATGTACTCCTCACCATCCTCTTATTAGAGGGTCTGCGTAGTTTTATAAAGCCATAAGCTATTGCGTCAATTATATCATCATGAACCATGTCCGGAAACCCCCGGAACTCATCATTAACAGCTTCTAATAATTCCGGGTCACGTATATCTAGGAAAAAGATTTCATCAAGTATTCCATTGCGGAGGGGTGTGGCTCGGTCTGGTTTAGATTTAATCGCCATGCTCCGGTACACCCGATAGCCCCGTAGTTGTTCACGCCATTCCTCAAATAAAAGGTCCCCTGCTGCTGCGACTCCCGGTTCTATAAGTATAATCCTGTCGTGGCCGTCTTTTGCTGCTGTGTCCAGGATGGTTTGTTTGGTCTGGCTACCAAAACGGCCCCGGACAATGTTAGTAACCCCAATCCTCCCCTGGTTGGTTCGGACCATTAATGCCCCGACGGTGTAGTCACTGTGGAGTGTGTCACCCTTTGAAATATCCCAGGTCCGGAGGCTTTGGACTATCTCCTCCCCGGGTTGTAGGGGGCCGTATTGGATTTTGTCTATATCGAAGAAGTCGCTGGTTTCATCGAGTGGTTGTTGCTGCCAGATAGATGAGAATAATCGGGGGCCTACTGTTTCCAGTTTGCTGTTTAATATTTCAGGGGTGTATTGTTCCGGCCATAAAGCCGAACCATCATCTTTAATGGCAGGGTAGGTTATGAATAAGAAATCATCACTTAATTTGTCCTGGAGATAGCCGATCAAGTCCCGGCTATGCCACCGGGTGTGTAATACGAGGAGGCGGGTTTGGGGTTCAATCCGCTGGATTATGATACGGAGGAACCAGTTAATCTTCTTCATCAAGGCAGATGGTGTGAACTCATCCTCCTCCCCCTTATAAGGGTCGTCCACGATGATGTAATCTGCATCTTGGCCTGTGATGGATCCACTGCTTCCGGTTAGTCGGATGCTGCCATTGTATAATTCACCGTCTTGGTCACAGAATTTGAGGTGAGTTGAGGAATGTTTAACATCGCTTAGGTAGAGGTTGAATTGCTCCCCATGTTGTTTTATGAGTTCTCGGAGGTCTATCCCGAACTTTTCGGCCAATTCCTTAGTGTTACTCACGATTAGGATATTTAGGTCGGGGTTCTGGAATATCAACCACAAAGGGTAGGCAATCGTAATCATCGAAGATTTACTGTGCCGGGGGGGCATCGACACAGCCAGGTGACGGGGTAACTCCCCAAGTGATAAGGCCATGAGGTGCCGGCTTAATTCCTTAATATGCCCCGCCGGTTTGGCCCCGGTCTTGAATTGGGGGATAGTAACAAAATAACGATAAAATAGGTACAAATCATTAAGGAACAAGGCATCAGTCTGTGGTTCCAATGTTATAATCCTCTTCACTAAGTATCTGCTGCTGGATGGATGGGTCGAATATTATCTTAGTAGTTATGGCTCCCTCTACTTTGGATTTAACATCCGCTTTCATATCAATCCGCTGCTGCCGCCCCCACTCATTGGGATGCTTACGCTCCAAATACCAGGCACTGGCCTGCCATGAACCGTTCTCACTAGCCTTCCGGATCTGCTGGAGGTGGTATGCTTTGGCGAATTCCTCAGCCTTTTTTACTGATTGGTAAAATTGGTAGTATTTGCCCCGGGATTTGCTTTCGCGGCCTCTTTTGATCCATCGGACTAGTGTGGTTTCATCTATGCCGGCTAGTGCTGCGGCGGTTTTCCGGTAGTTGCCGGCTTCGAGTGCTTGGATGATTTTGTGGCAAGTGTCAGGGTCGAATTTGGTCATAAAAAATCAACTTATCTTGGTGGCTTTTTGTCCGGTGAAGGTTTCCCACCGGGTGATTATTACGTCGCAGTAGTGGGGGTCAAGTTCCATCATGTAACAGTTGCGTTGTAGTTGTTCGCAGGCGATGAGTGTGCTGCCACTGCCTCCGAATAGGTCAAGGACATTATCCCCAACAAGACTACTGTTCTTGATGGCTCTGGCACATAGTTCGATGGGTTTCATGGTGGGGTGGAGGTCTGATTTGTGGGGTTTATCTATTTCCCAAACTGATACCTCACTACCTTTAGAATAAAATTTATGCCCCCCTTCTTTCCATCCATATATTATGGGTTCGTGTTTGTAGTTGTAATCGCTTCTGCCGAGGACGTGGTTATTTTTTACCCAGATGATGGTGTGTTTAAGTTCCCATCCTGCTTCCAGGATCATCATCATCATCATCATCAGCTCCCCTCCTTGGGGGCTGCATATATAATAACTTGCTCCTTTTGTTGCTACGTTAAGGGCGTTGTTGAATGATTTAAGCCATATCTCTTTCATTTCTATAAGTGATTTGTGATCGTTGTTTATTGGGGTCTGAATGCGATTGCCCCTGCTAATCGCATTCAGAAAGGCATTCTTATCGGCGTAACTAACCCCATACGGGGGGTCTGTGAAGAATAAGTCAATGTCGTAATCAACTAATAATTCCACATCTTCGGGTTGTGTGCTGTCTCCACACATTAGTCGGTGGTTCCCTAACTCCCAAATATCTCCTGGTTGGACGATGGTTTCCACTACCCCCTCGGGGTTGAAGTCGTCTTCGGTTATTTCTTGGGGTCCGTGTACTTTTTCTTCTACTTCTTGGATTTGGTTCTGGTCGAAGCCGGTGAGTTCCACCTCGAAATCTTCGAGTTT